TGAAGAAGGTCTCGAGCATGAAGACTAAAGATGAGAAGGTTCAGGCACTCAGGGCGAACAACAACTTCGCGTTAAGAACAGTTCTGGCAGGCGCCTTCGATAAGAGGATCAAGTGGCTGCTGCCGCAGGGTGAGGTTCCGTACAAGAAGAACGACCTCAAGGATCTCGAACACGTGCTCTACGCCGAGGCCCGCAAGCTCTACCTCTTCGTTGAGGGAGGAAGCCCAGGACTGAGCCAACTTCGACGCGAGACCTTGTTCATCGAGATGCTTGAGGCACTCTCACCGGACGACGCGGAGTTGATCTCGTTCGTCAAGGACAAGAAGAGCCCATACAAGGGCATTACTCCTGCAATCGTGAGGGAGGCATTTCCAGGGCTTATCCATGAGCAAGACGAAGCGAAAGTTTAAGACTCCTCAGGGAGGCAATCGCGATAACGAGGACAGGAACCTCGTGATGATTCGCGATGAGAAGAACCGCAAGAGGATGCGGATGTTCTACGATGCGGTCAGGACTAAGAACACAGATCGCAAGTACGACGATTACGAGGAGTAAGTTCGTGCCGACATACGCTTTCCTAAATAATGATACTGGTGATGAGTACACTTTGTTCATGTCGATCTCTCAACTGGATGAGTACCTCAAGGAAAATCCTAACGTAACGCAACTAGTTCACGGGGCACCTATGATCGGCACCAACACTCTAGTTGGAAAGTCGAGCAAACCTGAAGGTGGATTCCGCGATCTCCTTAAGGATATGAAGAAGAAGCACTCCAAAGGAATCACGAGGTCCACGATCAACACTTTCTAAGGTGCACTCGATGACGAGAAAGAGCATACATGTCGTCAGCAGCCGGACAGAGATTAACTAAGAAGCAGAGAAGGATCTTAAGGCAGGAAGGGGTAATCGGAGGACACGAGGTAGGATTCAGGGCGAACTTTAAGCTGAGGCACTTCGACCCTCTTACCGAGAACCAGCGCAGGACCTTCGAGGCATTTGATCTAGGTAAGAACCTACTACTTCACGGTATCGCAGGAACAGGAAAGACCTTCCTGTCATTGTACCTCTCGGTCAGCGAGATCCTCAACGGCAGTCAGAACTACGGCAAGATATTCATAGTCAGGAGCGCGGTCCCGACCCGCGACATGGGCTTCCTTCCCGGAAATATGAAGGAGAAGGCCAAGGTCTACGAGGCCCCGTACATTGCGATCTGCAGCGAGCTCTTTGAAAGAGGAGACGCATACGAGGTCCTCAAGACGAAGGACCTCATCGAGTTCATCTCAACATCATACGTCAGGGGGATCACCCTATCGAACTGCATCGTCATAGTCGACGAGGTTCAGAACATGACGTATCATGAGATCGACTCCATCATCACGCGTGTCGGCGATAACTGCAGGATCATCTTCTCGGGAGACTTCAGGCAGTCGGACCTCAGCCGTGAACAGGAGAGGTCCGGACTCGGCGAGTTCATGACGATCATCAAGACGATGAAGGCATTTGAGTTTATTGAGTTCGGGATCGACGACATCGTCAGGTCCAGGATGGTGAAGGAGTACATAATTGCTAAGGACAGACACGAGCGCCAAAAGGAACTCAGGAAAGATCTTCGACCACAAGTTCTTACCGAAGCTTGAGGTCGAGCGCGTCGAGATCGACGGGGTTCGTCACTATAGGACTCCAGAGGGAAATCTCTACAAGTCGGTCACGACCATCATCTCCGCGAGCAGCGACAAGAGCGGTCTCGAGAAGTGGAAGAAGCGCGTAGGCGAGGAGGAGGCCGGTCGAGTTTCAAGACTTGCCTCGCGCCGCGGGACAGCGGTTCACGACATTGCCGAGAAGTACATCCTCAACGAGCACTTCTGGCACGCCGGAGCGATGCCTGCCAACATCGAGACCTTCAAGATGGCAAAGCAGGTTCTCGACGAGCACGTCACGACGGTATACGGGATCGAGCACTTCCTCTACTCAGACAAGCTTAAGACCGCCGGCGCCACCGACCTCATCGCCGACTACGACGGGGTGACGTCGATCATCGACTACAAGACCTCGACGTCGAATAAGACCGAGGATATGATCCAAGGTTATTTCATTCAGTCCACTTGCTACGCCATGATGGCCGAGGAGAGGTTCGGCATCAGCGTCCCTCAGATCGTCATCATCATGATGTCGGACGACTCTCCCGTGTCCCTCGTGTTCAAGAAGGATAAGGCACAGTTCATAGACCAAGTAGAGAGGATCTTTCAATGACAGCTAAGGAAGCTAAGATCAGGGCTATTAGTCGGCACATCAACAGCCTCAAGGAAAAGCACAGGGTCATAGACGAGAAGATCGATGCTGCAAATAGCTCCTTCATGGACTTCGCGGAACTTAGGAAGATGAAGGTCGAGAGGCTCCAGTTCAAGCAGGAGATCTCATGGCTCGAGCACGAGATCGAGGTCCTCAAGGAAGAGGCTGACAAATAACAGATCCTGTGATATAATAATTGGATAATGGAGTCGAAGCCTAAATACTAAAGCTTAGCTGTTGACAAGTATGTTTCTTTATGATAAGTCAAACTTTTCAATAAAGGGGATTCGATGCAGCTTAGGATCACAGGACCCATGGCCGACAAGGCCTTAAGGAAGGAACTTCGGGAAGCCTGCAGGTTCTTCTCAGAGAGCTTGATAAACTCTAAACTTAGGAAGAACATCCAGGTCGACGTCCGACTGGTGCCGAACCTCATGAAGGAGGAGAAGGCCTACGGGTGGTGTAACTGGGTAGAAAACAACCTCAAGCCTAGGATCTTTGAGATCGAGGCTGACGCCGGACTCTCTAGGGTCAGGTTGATTCGAACCTTAGCTCACGAGATGGTTCACGTCAAGCAGTTTGCACTTGGCGAGCTCAAGGACTACATCCACAAGGATACTCACTGGTGCGGCCGCCGCGTGGACCCTAGGACCCCCTATAGGAAGAAACCTTGGGAGGAGGAGGCATTTCGTCTTCAGAACGAGCTCTGCTCCGCTTGGTTCAAGCTAAAGCGTGATGAAAAAAGGCGGCTCGGAGGGGTTGACAAATAGTCTCATTGTGATATAATCTATAATGTAAGTTTGGTTAGTAACTCCATCATAGGAAGCTTTATTATGGCACATGAAATTGAAATCCTCAACGGCAAGGCACAGATGGCATACGCCGGCGACGTTCCTTGGCACGGCCTCGGCACGAGCGTCCCTGCGGACCTCACCCCTGCCCAGATGCTCGAGGCAGCCGGTCTCGACTGGACGGTCTCCAAGGTTCCCGCATACGCCGAGGTCGCCGGTCAGAAGGTGGCAATCGGTCAGTCGGCACTCGTTCGCAGCCTCGATGATAAGGTCCTCGACGTCGTGCCAGATAACTGGCACCCGATCCAGAACGAGCAGGCCTTCGAGTTCTTCAACGACTTCGTCATGGCAGGCGAGATGACGATGGAGACCGCTGGCTCGCTCCACGAGGGTAAGATCGTCTGGGGCCTCGCGAAGGTCAAGGACGGCTTCGACCTCTTCAAGGGCAAGGACGTGGTTCAGTCGTACCTCCTCTTCACCAACTTCCATCGCTTCGGCTCGGCCAACGACGTTCGTCTGACACCGATCCGCGTGGTCTGCAACAACACCCTCGCGGTTTCTCTCAACTCGACCGTGCAGAACATGGTCAAGATCACCCACCGCACACGCTTCGACCCAGATCAGGTCAAGGTCATGCTCGGCATCGCGCACGAGAAGATCAAGAAGTACAAGGAGATGTCGGAGTTCCTATCGACCAAGCGCTTCACCGGCGAGTCTCTCGTCGAGTACTTCAAGCGCGTCTTCCCGACAGGTTCCCAGAAGGCCCTCGGTCAGAACGAGGACAACAGCAAGGACCTCTCGCGCAACGCGAAGCTCGCGCTGTCCGTCATGGACTCGCAGCCCGGTGCGGAGCTCGGCGAGGGAACTTGGTGGCAGCCGTTCAACGCGGTGACCTTCATGACTGATCACCTCATGGGTCGCTCGGCGGACACCCGCCTGACGTCCGCTTGGTACGGCGGTGGTAAGAACCTCAAGGTCAAGGCCTTGGAAACTGCAATCGAGTTTGCAAACGCGGCATGATCGGCAAGTTCTTCAGACACCTAGCCTACAGCATCGTCATCAGGGCCATCGTCATCGCGATGGTCCTGGTGATCCTCGTCTCAGGTATGATCAGACCTGACTGGACTATCGACAACCTCATCAGGAGCAAGTGATGGCCAAGAGCCTGCTCAGCATCAAGACGAAGAAGAAGCCTAAGGTCTCTAAGTCCGAAGTTTTCATGGTCAACCACAAGTACCTCGGCGACGAGCCAAAAGACTATGAGAAGCTCTCTGACACCCTCAAGGCGTTTAACTGGTACAACACGATGTGTACCAAGGACGATGCTCGGCAGTACCTCAAGGAGTACTTCACCAGGTACAACGAGACGTCGGTAGTTAAAGAGATCAACTCCATCCCTGACAAGTGGCTTCCGCTCACCTCGGCGTGGATTTGTCGCATGGCAACCAACAACAAGGCGCAGCTCGACCTCAACGCATACGTTCGAGTGTGCAAGAGCATCTCCGAGGCGGCAGCTCATGCTAACGACAAGGACGACGAGGACGACAAGCCTGCGGTCGTTCGCCCGACGATCCAACAGCGCATCAAGGAGAAGGTAGACGACATCATCGGCGACATCGAGGAGATGATCGACGTCGGTGCCGAGTTCTCGCTCTACGACTGGTTGCAGAAGAAGCAGGTGCCTCCCATGCACGCCTCGAAGATCTCGGCCTACTACGCGCCGGTTCGCGACGAGCTGATCGAGGCATCGGAGGGCAAGATCGAAGGCTATGAGAAGTACACGAAGAAGTGGCTTCGCGATCGCGCGGCGTTCTTCGGTAAGATCGTGGAAGATGCGGACCGCTACGGCAGTGTGACCAAGAAGACCCGTGCGGTTCGCAAGCCACGGCCGGTCTCGGTCGAGAAGCAGCTCAAGAGCTTCAAGTTCCAGAAGGAGTCGGCGGAGTTCAAGCTCGCATCGATCGACCCGCAGAAGATCCTCGGAGCCCAGGAGTTGTGGACCTTCAACACGAGGTACA